TCTACATCTAATCCTGTTCTAGTATCACCTGCTGCACCTCCCATTTGGTTAGCAAGTAATTGGTCCATTTTAGCTTCTAAATGTGTATCATGAGTATAAATGGAACCTTCTTCTGTTGCTTGTTTTAATAATTCTTCTTGCGCAACAGCTGCTCTGTCTGTATTTTTGTCTATGTTTTCTTGTGTTACTTTAGTTTCTTCACCTGTTAATTGTAACAAGTCTTCACCTATAGCATCTTGAAAACCTTCCATTTGATCTTGTTGTGCAAACTCTGTATCTACTTGTTCTTGTATTGCATCTGATTCTTTGGCACCAAATAGTTTGGCAAAACCTGAACCTGCACCAAACAATCTGTTAGGGTCAAAGGCTTCTTTTAATCCACCCATGAATCCTTCTGTGCTTGAGTCTACACCAGCAAAGTCTTTTAATCCTGTTTTATTAAGAGGTATAAATCCTCCTAATGCAGATTTTGATTGTTCACTTTCTAAGTCTTTACCTACTTGTTCTAAATTTAATTTTTCTGCTAAGTCTGTTCCTTCTCCAAACTTCTCTAGTCTCATTTTAGACTTTTGTATTTTAATGTCTAGCTCTTTAGCTTTCTCTTTGTCTTGTCCACCTATTTTAGAGTCTGTCATTTTTTGACGAGCAGCTAGAAGTTTAGAAAACTCCTTCATTTCGTCTTTGGCTTTAGGGTCTGATTTCTCCATAGCCATTTGAATATCTCCAGCATTATCTGCTAATGCTTGAGACATTGTGGATGCTGCTTTAGATGCCATTGAAGCACCTCTATCTCTTGTGGCTCTCGCTTTACCACCAGCACCTATACCTTCTTTAATGGCTCCTGATAATTGTTGTATTCTAAACTCTGACTCTTCGTATGCTTGTGCGTCAGTATATTGTCCACCACCTCTACCTAGTCCTAGTGTTTCAGCCTCTGATTCTTTTCTAAATTTTAATTCGCCTGAGCTATCAGTTTCAGCTCTTACAAGTCCTCTACCACCAATAGCAAGTTTTCGCATATTGTTTTGGTTGGCCCTTGTTGCATTATCTGATAACACTCCTTCTTCAACTGCTGAGCTATCATATGTTTTTGCAGTTGACTGTCTACGTTTTCCTGTTTGCTTATCTACAATTCTTTGATCTGCTGCTTGCCCTAAGTTAGGTATGCCTGTTGCAGTATCAATACCATCTGGTCCTCTTACATCACTTGTTCCTGAACCATATGTTTCTTTGCCTGAATCTCTATCTACAAGTTGGCCTTGTCTATCTCTTGCTCTATCTTTTTTGTATTCTTGTATGCCTCGAGCTGTTCCTCTTACACCTTCAGGTAAGTCTGAGAAATCATTTTGTCCTACGTCAGGACCTCTATTACCTGGTTTACGGCCTCCACCGCCTCCAGAACCTCCGCCTGAACCGCCACCGGAACCACCACCAGAGCCACCGCCAGCACCGCCACCGGAACCTCCGCCTGCACCTCCGCCGTCACCAGAGCCTCCGCCTGTGCCTCTTGCTTGTTGTAGTAGTTTTAGAATTTCTTGGTTCTGCTCTTCAATTCTCATTCTGGAAGCAGCAGCACCTTTGTTATGTTTCTTTTGATTTGTTACATTAGTGGTTAGTTTACCTAATGATTTTTTTATGTTTTTCTGAGCATCTCGCTCACTTTTAAATGTTACTACTTCTTTTAATATTTGTAGGTTGTTAGCAACATTATTCTGCTTAGCCATTTTACTAAGCTGTTCACGTTCTTCTTGTCCTAGTTCATCTAATTCTTTTATGTCTTGTCGCAGATTCTTAAAGTCTTGAGATTCAGCTATGTCTCCTGTTTTCTCAAATGTCGTAGACTTATTTAGAGTCTTCTCTAATTTTTCAGAGTGCCCTTCTAGTCGTCTTACTAATCTTTCTAAATTTGTTTCTGCTGGCATATCTTAATAACCTTGGTTCTTTAATTTTTCCTTTTCTGCCTTTTTATTTAGATGCTCTACTAACATTGAAACGTAAATAGCTCTTTCCCATGGCATCATTTCCTCTAGTTCCGTTAGAGAATAATGATGTTCTTGCATTAACAGGAAATTTGTCTTGTAATAGTTTTCAAGACTTTCCTGAGAAAGAGTTAGCCGAAAAAATGGTCGTAACCATTGATGTCAACGCTATTTTCTCTCCCACATGCTTTACATTGCCAATCTACGTTATGTTTTAATAAAGGCATCTCTGTAAAAAACGCTTTCATTTCATTAAATGTATCTAACGGAAGATCTTCTACAAAACGAGTTATTTCCTCATCTGTTTCATCTTGTAAACTAAATGTTTCTTCCCCATCAACAACATATTCTATACATTTAGTTATTAGGTCAATGTCTTCTAACTTGTTTATAAGCATTCCAACATCTGCTCCAGGGTATTTTAACTTAATTGCTAATTCAGCTCCTGGAACTTCAATAAGATCTTTAGGTCTATTTTCTAAACCTTCAACCTTAAACTCTGATAAATCCATTGTGTAGTTTACAATTTCATCACAATTTTCGTTACCACAAAATAGTCTGAAGTCTGATTGTGCACCATGTGATTGAACTCTAATTTGTAAAAACAAATCTTGTAAGTCAAACAATGGCATGGTGTATGCATCTACATCTTCACAACAGTTTCCAACTATCTGTGCACAGGCGTTTACCATTTCTTCGTATTCGCCTCCTTCTGCTGCTAACATAAGAATCTTTTCTTCCTTAACCTTAAAAGGTCTAAAGGTAATCTCTTTACCTGAGGAAGCTAGTTTTCCTTTATGTAACGGCGTATCTAATTTTGGTAGTGCCATTATATTTCTCCTATATTATAATTCACGTTTATTTAAATCAACATCAATAGCTCTGGATTTCCAATAAGCACTGGATATAATAAGTGTTGTTCTCGCAATACTTACAGCACCCATTGCTAAAGGAACTAGGTTAAGAACTTTAGGTGTGCATTCCATTAACTGCCATTGAGCTCTTATCTTTCCTTCCTTATCTAATTGATTAACTAATATTTCTCCGAATGTATCATCGGGCCAAGCAACTTCTTTAGATGTTGCACTAACACAATGGTCCATCCATTTTTCAAATACATGACGCAGACTCCATTCGGCGTCACAATAAAAAGTAATGTTTATTTCATTACCTAAGAAACCTATATTTGTATTTCTATAGAACTGCCAATTACCTAAGTTCAGTTCTTTATTTGACAATGTCATACCAGGTATTTGAACTTCTTCACAAAGTAAAGTAGCTTCTAGTTCAGCATCACCTTGGCTACCATAACCTAGATCATTTAGTTCTTTAATCATAGTAGTAGGAAACTTTACATGTGCTTCAAATCTTTCTGTGTATGCTGGTGATAAAACTGAGAATGCTTGTAAGGCAGCAGGTCTACCAGAACCATCAGCGTTTAACGTTGATAACGCTAAATCGCCGTTTTGATAATTACTGTCTATTGCCATTAAAAGCCTCCTATACCGCCTTTTCTATTACGCTTTGGTTTTGCCATTGTCTCTCTATAAATCTTTTGCAGTCCTACACCACCAGCAAATTGTTGAACGGGTAAAAATATTGCCGCTTTCCAATGTGCAGGATACACTTTAAACATAGGACCCATTTGACTACTTAAATATTTCTTAGTAGAACCTTTAACTTCTGGAAACTTAGCAAAGTTTCTTACAGTCGCCCAATTAGATGCTAATTTACTTTCTCTTCTTATATCTGCAAAAGCAGGCATTAACTTATCTAATAGTGCTGCCCTTAACATTGGTCTTAGATAATGTAAATTAATACCACTAAATCCATCTGGCAAAGGGTCTACAATAATAGTCAACGGAAACCTATCAAAGTATTCCAGGTCTTTTGTTTTAGGTTCATACTCGAACATATACATTGAGCCAACTTCTAATGTGTCTGCCATTTCTCCTAAATCAGAATTATAAAGTTCTGAAGGAGACTGTAAATGTCTGGCGTATGAACTAACCTGTTGAGCATACCATCTGGCTGATCTTTCAGTATCTCCAGCTGTTATGTTAATATCTTTAAATGGTGTATTATCCGCCATGTAAGTATTTATACCTAAATGCCTAAGTCCTTCTCGGTAATTATCATAAATTCCATATTTTGTTTCTTACAAAAATCTCTTGCAGACTTCCATTTGGCTTCGTTTACTCCGTATTGAGCAACCTCTTGTAGATATCTTTTTGTTTTACGCTTTTGTGTATTGGGAGGTCTTGTGAAACGTTCTGGTTTTACTTCTACTAAATAACGTTTCTTGTTATCTACTTCTATATAAAAGTCAACCATATATCTATGGACTTTGTTATCTAATGGATTACGATAAGGTATCTTAATCTCTTCTGAGACCCAACCTGTTACAGAGTCATTTAAGTCTGCCCAGTTCATAAACTTTAGTTCATAACTAGAACGATAGACGATGTTCTGTAAATCACCTAGATATTTTAAAGGATTTTTAGGAATAAACCTTCCTTTGTATATTTCTTTAGCATAAACCATATAAATAATAAAAAGATCTTATAGGAGTATTTATAGTCGTATGAATTGGTTAAGAGACAGCGCTCTTGGTAAGTGGTGGGGCATGGACTCATCTCAGCAGCAACAGTTCCAAAATGATGCTACTGAAATGACAAAAGTCTATAAAAATAAAGACTTTACAGACCAAGTCCAAGAACAAGCAAATAGTAGAGCCAAATATAAAACAGGAGCTAATTCTGGGATATCATATTATCCCCAGGAACTCTTTACGAACAGTCAGCCTAATGGCATACACTTTTTTATAAATGCTAGATCAAACTCAGCAGCAGCTATATCACAACACAAAGCAAATCCAGATGCATTAGCAGCAGCACAGGCAGAATACCAAGCAGAATACACAAAAGAAAATAGAGCTAAAGCAGAACAATACGAAACAGCATTGGGAGGAACTGCAGCACTTACAGCAGCTATAGGAACAGCAACTGCTATTAAGTCTGGTGCAATATTAAAGAAAGGTGCAAGTAACTTAGGTAAAACACTTACAACAGCAGCAGGCTCAGTAGTAGCAGGTGGTGCAGCTGTAGCAGCAGCAGAAGTTATAACAACTGTAAGATTATTAGATTCAATTCAATTGTATGTTCCACAATCTATTATAACAGCATATCAAGCCAATTGGGATCAGGCAGAATTAGGTATGGCAGGATTACTTACAACAGGAAGAACAGGTGTAGGTGATATATTATCTGGAGAAATGGTAGAAGCAGGAGCTAGGGGAGCAGCAGCGGGAGCAGCTAACCTTCCTAAAGCAGCAGGTGCCAACGCAGACTTTGGAGCAGCATTTGAAGCAACAAGTAAAAAGGTAGCAAACCCTTTCAAAGAACAATTATTTAAGAGTATAGGATTTAGG